TTAAATATGGAGTTAGTGCTACATCTAAGAATCGAATAGCTTTGTTTATTACTCTATTGTTTTCGATATAAGCATAGTCAGAACTAACGACACAAGCATTGTGAGAATCATTGAAATAACTTCCTGCGATAGCTCTTTGTTTTAATAAGAAAACAAATCTAAAGTCGTTCAATTGATCTAGCAATACTTTAGTTTGGTCGCTATACAATACGCCATTTGCAAAAGCTAATGTTTCAAGTTCAATTGTATCCGAAAGATTGAATTTACCTACCCATGCAATGTCTTCTTGTACATTTGCTAATGAAATAGCACCAAGCATAGCGCCTGCACAGGTTAAACTTTTGGCGTTACCTTTTGCAAGGGTCAAACCTAAACCTCCGCCATCTTGACCAATACACACACTAACGCTAGAACCAGCTATTGCATTTAAGTTAGTTAATGCAGATAAAGCAACACCGTTTAAATTATTCGCTAAAATGATTTGTGTTGGTGTTTTAGCAGTTAATAAAGTGTTTGCAATACTTTGTAAAGCTGTTACTTTGCTTGTTGCAAATGTTACTAAAGGTTCATAAAAGGCGATTTGCTTACATTCTCCATTTGCATAGTTTTGCAATGTTAAAATATCGCTTCCATCTGTTGCTAAAGTAACAAAACCACCACAATATAAAATACCTGTTGGATTAACTCTAAAGAACTCTGCAATGTGATAGTATATAGGCGCTAATACCGAAGCTACACCACCACTAAAGTCAACCAAAGTTTGTGCAATAGTACCTACAATTGTAATGGTAATTTTAGCACTTGCGTTTAGGTATGTACCTAAACCTGGTTTAGCTGTTATAGTAATTGCACCTGCTGTATTAATAGCTGTAAAACCTGTTATATAGGATTTTTTTGTAATGTCTGCAACAATAGCCGCAGCAACTAAAGTAACCGTAGTTTCTGTACTTGCTTTAGTATATTCGCCAATTACTACTACTTCACCTGTTGGTAATGTTACACTTGCTGTATAAGTGTTACCATCTACACCTATATTTGTTATTGTGCTTGTTGCTGTTGCTTTTGTTTCATCGGCATAGGTAATATTAATACCGTTATCAATCGCATCTTGCGTTGATGTTGCCCTGAAAAGTTTTTGACTACCTAACCCACCAAAAACAAAACCACTAATATGGTCAGTTCCTGCTGCTGGTCTGCCTAGTCCGCCCTTTCCAAGTGTAAAGCCTACTTTGTTTAATGCCATTTTATTTAAGTTTTTAAGAGTAAAAAAAAAGGTGGCTTTTAACCACCCTTTTTATTTATTTAGTTTTTAAAATGTCAGCTTTTTTTATGAATTTGGTTTCAATGTGTTTTGGTTCTTCAAAATACCAATCTCCATTTTCAGCAACATATAACCCTGTTAATGTTGTGAACTCAATTAAAACCTCTTTCATTTTATTAAGCTACGAAATCACCAACAACTTTAGTAGTGTGCATAATAAACTCTTCCATTTTTGCAATTTGAACATCAAAAGCAAAAAGAGACTTCATGAAATACAAACTAGAATTGTTTTGTAATTTTTGCAAATCAATTTGTAAATCTTCAACTGCGTTAGTCCCTACCCAAAGGTTTGATTCCAAGTTTGCTGTAGCTTTAGTTAAATAGAATGTAGATTCAGGTAAACCAGCTAAAGTAACAATTTCAAAACCTCTGTAGTTAGGAATAGTTACTCCATTCACGTCACGGCCTTTGTTAGTCAAAGCCAAAGAAGCAATTTCAAATTTTTGCCAATCTAAAGGAGAAAGCATAAATTTTATTTTTTCAAATCTTGCATCGTCTGACAATAAAGCTAAAGGTAATAATGCAATAGCTGCATCAAGTTTGCCTAGAATGTTAGCGGAAGTTATAGCACTTGGAGAACCAACAGGCAAATAAGTACCAGCTACTAATGCTTTTCTGATAAAACCATCAAAATATTTAATTTGAGAGTTTGCTCCGGTACCTGTTAATCCAGTAGTGTAACCTAAAGAGCCTACATGCATACCTTTTTCAATCGCTTCAAATTGACGATTTAAAAACAATTGCATCATTACGTTTTCAGCAGTTACAGGCAATTCTCTTGCAAGTAATGTTTTGCTTTGCTCTTCAGCGTAGAAATGGTCTTGAAAATCAATTGGATTAAATTCTACATACCCCATTGCTTTTGAAGGTGTGATAGTAACTTTGTTTACTACAAATGTACCTGCACTTGTTGGTGTTGCACCGTATGTTTGAAGTACGTTTGTGATGTCAACATTTGGGATATTGTGTGTTTTTTTAATGCCATCTTTTACATAAACTACTCCTTTTTTAACGGTGTTCAATCCAAAAGTAGCTTTAGTAATCATAAAACCAGCTTCTACGGTACCTGCGTAAGAAGTATCACTAATTGTCATTGCCATATTTTTATTTTTTTAATTGGTTAAGCATATAAAATGCATTTGTTGGTAATTCTTTTTTTACTTCTTCAACAACTTCAACTACATCAACACCTATCTTGTTTACAGGGATAGATTTTAATAAAATTTCAGTAGCTTCGAAATCTTCAACAGCTTTATTTTCCCAAATAGAAATACTTTCTGCTGTTAATTTGTTTGAGTATTTTTCTACTAATTGCTTAGCAGAAACTTCTCTTTGTTCTTTTGCTTTATTTTCAAACTCTACCAATTTGTTTTTTAAAGTTTCGTTTTCAGAAGCTAAAGAATTAGCTTTGTTTTCAAACTCCTCAATTTTTTTGGTAGAATTTTCTAAAGCAAAATCAATTGCCCTTAATATTGAATCCTCGTTTGAGTTTTCCAATATGCCGAGTTTGTTGCATACTTTTGAATAGTCCATGTTTTGAACGGGGTTAATTAATTGATTTACAAAATTGAAAGCTTCTCTATAAGCATTCATTGACTTGCTTAAAGTTGGCTTTGCCTTTATCTTTACTGACTTGATGTCAGAACATAAATTCATTGTTTTGGCGGTGTTTGCATCCATCCAAGTTTCAGAATCCATCATTTCAGAAACTTCTTTTTCTTCCATTCCGCAACGGTTACAAATCATTTTAACAATAGAGTTTTTAAATAGGCTTAAAACCTCATCGTTACCATTTCCGCCGTATGGATTGTGGACCATCAATAAAGAATAATCCATCATTGTAGCTTTTTTTCCTGCTAAAAATAACCATGAAGCAGTTGATGCACAAAGTCCAACGTTTACCGTATTTACAGGCGTTTTACAGTTTACAATAGCTGAATAAATACTAAATCCTTCTATAATATTTCCGCCTGTTGAATTTATATGAATCTCAATTGATTCTTTACCCATTAAATCCAATGCTGTAAGTTCGTTTTGGAATTGCGAACCGCTAACACCTTCATAACCGCCTATTTCTTTATTAATAAGCATTATAGGCGTATTTGATTCAGGATTGATACAATAGATATAATTCATGCAACAATATTGCAAATAAAAAATATTATTCTTATAATTGTAGCACGGTAAAAAAGATATAATGGAAAATAAAGAAAAATTATACAATGGTCAATGTAGGGTTTGTTTTTACATAAACCCTAAATATAAAAAAATGCTCAAAGAACATAGTTTAAAACATGGTTCTTTGAGCAAAATTTGTAGTGATATTATTAAACAACACTTTAAAGCTTATAAGTAGTGTTACCCTATATTAACTGCAATAGCTGTAAAACTGTATAATATAGTAAACGTATTGCCAGAATTAACTGCATTCCATATTGTAACTGTATGTTGTGTATTTGAGTTTCTATAACAAGAACCATTTATTGTATTGTTACTAACATTGTTTATTCCAACAGATGGATAATAAAAATCAAATAAAATATTGTATTTTGATGTTAAATTTAAATTTATATAAATAGAATTTAAAGCAGAGTTTGTTGATGTTCCATTTATGCTTCCATTTACATAAATAATATTTCCTTTTTTAATTACATTTATATTATTTTGTTGAATTGTGCAGTTTATTGGAGTTGCACTTGATATTATGTTTGCAAATGTAGAATCGTAGCTAGTATAAAATTTTCTATTATCCCAATCACAAATACCGGTACCTGTTAATCCTTGGCTAAGTTTAATCTTTAAATTTTGATTAGTGTTTACGCTTGTTACACCATCGCTGTAAATTGTTGGCTCTCCTGCCTGAAAAGTTGTAATGTCTAAAGATAAAGTAAATACATTTGCACCTGTTTTAGTAATGCTTTGTGCTGAAATTTGGTATATTTCCCCGTTGTAAATAAATGCGCCTGCGGTTACTGTTAGTGTGTCATTTGTTACGGTAACAGTAGACAAAGTGCCTACACAACCCCACAATACAATAGGTACAGAATCATTTGAACTACCTAAAGAAGCATAAATAGCACTTTTAATATTTTCCATTTCCATTTCTTGGATGTGGTCAATTGTTCTTTTCAATATTGGCAATTGTGCCGAATCTGTAATGCTTGAAGTTAATATTTTTTTCATGATGTTAGTAAGTTGCTATGTTGTAATTCATTCCAGCCATATTAATTTTATCGGCTTGTGCTCTTATTATTTTTTCAGCGTTTGTCCCTAATCCGCTATAAATAGCCGTTGGGACATTAATAGTAAAATCAAATAAATTATACGCGTTTGTTAATGGCACGTTTAAACTTGAATTGCTTATACCTATTGTTGAACTTTCTGAAATACCAACATAAAATGGGTTTGCGTCAGTTACATTTGTGATATTAATTCCTGACGAATAGAAACGATTATTTAGCGCGTATTCAAACACTTTTTTATTGTTTCTAAAATTTAATCTTGTATATAAACCTATTCTATCTTCTTGAATTTTATACCAATATTCACTTGTTAATGATTCCCCAGTATTTGCAATTAAGCATTCATAAAGCCCTTCATCAAATCTTACAATAGTACCTACTGTGTAGGGTGTTGCAATATTCCAAAGCGTCCTAGTTAATCCTTTTGCGTAAAATTCAAAAAGATTGTTTTTTAACCAATCAATAGGCTTTAATAAACTTTTTTGCCAATATAAATTTGCATCAAAAGCATAATATTTAGGCGTTAATTGCTCAATAAATGTACTTAAACTAAAATCATATATTGCCATTAAATTATCATTAAAGTATCCGTAAATGTATGTGAAGCTGTTACTTCTTGAACAATATAACCTGCAAGAGGTGTATAGTCTTTTATTAATACTTTTGAATCTGATACTAATGCCGTACCTAGTCCGTATGATTGGTTAGTATTGCGTACATTTATTGAAGTTATAACAACATCATTGACTCCTGTAACTCCTTGTATAGTGTCCTGTATAGCTGAAACCTTTACTTTGCCATCAAATGATAGGTTTGCTAAATAAGCATCTAAAGCGGTGATAATAGTTGTTTTTATTGTATCAATATATTGCCCGTTTACATAAATATTTGCCCCTATTTCGATTGAATCTCCTGCAATTGATATCAAATTTACTCCAACACCTGCAGGTAATATTTCGCTTAAATAAGTTGACAAAGCCGTTTTTTCTGGGCCACTTATGGCTGTTGGTGTTGTTCCTTTTGCTACTTTAATTTGAACGGTTTTATTAGCTGTTGTGAAAACACTTACTCTCGTGATAATGTTTTTTGTAGTATTAATGATAGGATAATAAAATGCCAAATTACTGTCTAGTTCTATAGTATCCCCATATTGCCAATATTTCAACATTTTCACTATCCATGTTGGTGTGGCTGGTATTGCGTTGCTTGCTATTGTTTCAATATCTGTTTTAAAAATATCAATTAGCTGTTCAAAAACAGAAATACAAACTGCTGTGATATAAATCCATAGATTTTCAACGCTTGCAAGGCTGTTTAAATCAATTTTATCTAGTTCGCTGTGTGTTGCTTTTTCAGCTTTTATTTGTGCTTGAATTTGACTAATTGAACGTGCCATTTATTATTAAAGTAGTTGGTGTAGTTGTCAATAATTTATTGTATTTTTCTTTTGTAAAATCCACTAAATTTGTTTGAAATATCATTTGATAGTGAACTAAATTAGTATGGTTATTATCTTGAATCTCTGTTGTTTTTACAAATGCTACGCATCCAGTAGGTTCATAACCTTGTATTGATTCGTACACTTTTTGTTTTAAATCGTATATCAACAAATCCTGCGAAGTATCTTGATATGCGTTATTGTAGTTTTCATGAACAATATGGAAATTTACTGTAACTTCATAAAGCTGAACTCCCCCTCCTAGTTGTATGCTGTCTGCATTGTTTTGTATTTCAATAAAGCAAGCTGGCAAACTAAATGATTGCTCGTCTTGATCTAATTGATTATTCCATACTGCGATATGGTTAAAATCAGTTATTAAAGTTATCTTTGCTATTAAATCTATTAATAATTGTTTCATTTCATTATTTTATTAAGCAAATTTAGTATTTTTTTATTCAAAACTTGTGAATTACCTAAAAATTTACGTTGTGGAATTTTATTTGTTCCATAATTGTGTATAGCCCCATATTTTGAACTACTAGCTATTACTATTCTTTTTAAACTTGCTGACTTAATATAAATACTTTTAGCTAAAGTCTTTGTTTTACCACTTAATATTGCCCTTGTAGCGTCCCGGCCTTTTCCTTTTCCCATTCTTCTTTGAACTTCTTGCCACTTAACACCGTCAAAGCCTTGACGCGTAAAGTTTCCATCAAAGTGACTTTTTGCCAAAATAGCAATATCATTTGGAATAGTTTTAAGCCTATCCTTTATAGCTAAATTATTTTTTTTTAGGTTCTTCAAGTTGTGGAATATTCAGTCCGAAGTTTGTTTTTGCAAAAGCTTTATATTTTGAATCTACATTATAGTAAGGATGTGCTTTATTAAATATCTGTTCCGTTATTGCTGGATTTTTAAATAAAGGA